TTTTTCTCATCTGTGTCGCCGAATAACTCTAAGTTATCATACATCCAACGATACAGTTCTTCCATTTCATCGGGTCTAACACTATTGCATAACAATGTTCTTGCATCTTTAATTTTACCTTGTTTGAACATCTCAACAACTGCTAGTTTATAGTCTTGACTGCCAACTTCATCGCCTGCTGATGTAACTAAAGACCCACTAGAGCTGTTCATTTGACATGTGTTTATGCACTTACGTAAGTCAGGGTATGTTGCTTTAACGTAGCTATCTAACACATCTAGATCAAATTCTATACCTTCAGTTATTAAGACTTCTGCCATTCTTGCTGTAAACTCTGTTTGATCTACTTTTGCAATATGAAACCCTTGGCATCTGCTATGTAATGCTGGGATAACTCTGTTGGGATAATTACACGTAAGTATAAACCTAGCACTAGATGCATACGTTTCCATTACACCGCGTAGCACTGCTTGTCCGTTTGGAGTAATATAGTCAGCTTCATCTAATAAGACAATCTTAAACGGACCAAATGGCATTGTACTAACAAAACCAGTGATTTTGTCTCTCATATCATCTACTTTGTTCTCTCGACTAGCATTGATTTCAAGAACATCAAATTCGTTAACATCTAACGAGTTAATAAGTATTTTTGCTAGTGTTGTTTTACCTACACCCGCCGCACCGCTAAACAGTAAATGAGGTATAACACCATCATCTATCCAACTTTGTACTTGATTTCTCTGGCTACTATCACGGAATACATAACCCTCTAAAGTGTTTGGTCGATACTTCTCAGTCCAAAGTTGCTTCATTGCTTTTCTCCTAAAAAGTTATATTATATAACCTTTAATTAAAGAAACTCTTGAATTTACTCCAAAACCCTTCTTCGACTTTAGCCTTAACTACTTTAGCCTTAACTGCTTTAGCCTTAACTACTTTAGCCTTAACTACTTTAGCATTTGTTTTTTGTGCTTTCTTTAAGACAGCAATCATAGTTTTTTTGTTCTTTCTACGATCTAAATTAATACCAATAGACTCAGCGTACTCGTCTATTTCCTTCTTTGTCATTTTATTGAAATCCATTATTCCTCCTTTAGTATATTAAATACGATTTCTTTTTCCCATTCGTCCTCATTTGCGAATTCTGGGCACTTCTTAAGTAACTTATCTATCTTATATCTAAGAAAGTACAATTTTTTCTTATTATCAGATGCTACCCATCCGTCATTGTACGGAGATACAGCACCTAAATACCAGTTATCTACTTGCTGATCTGCTGTTCCGTGGCACCTCTCTACAAGACTACTCATGAGTTATGCAATGATCCTTCCATCTTAAATTTATCACTCGTTACTGTAACTGCATCAGTAAAAGTATCATCTACTTGAGGTACGTCGCTTACTAATAGTATATCGCCATTATCAATGCGTCTAATAGTAACTTCTCCCTCGTCTGTTTCTATCTTAACTCCTCTAGTCCAGCGTCCGTGAGATACTAATACATATTGACCTACATTAACATCTGTATGTTTAGGTCCTGTAGCATATACTTCTGCCCATCTAGGTCTAATTCCCTTTGTAGTTCCATCATCGTGAGGTATAATAAGACCAAATGATGTCTTACGCTCGCCAAAGTTCATGTCTCTGACTAGTACGTGATTGTGTAATGCTCTTAATGAGTTAATTTTGTAGGTTTCTATTGATGCCATTCTATCTCCTATGTTCTAAAATAAATCTAACGTGTCCGTTAACACCGTGGTTATTTGTTATATCTTCTAATGAATAACCACGTTGTATTGGATAATCTAACATTACAATATTGTATGGTAATGAACTTAAAATATCATTTAATGATTTTACCTTATCTAAGTAATTTGATAACACAGATGTGTATCGATCAAATATACTAAAATTAAGTGTAATTAAGAATCGATCCTTTACTATTTCCATTGCTAATTCAATCTGTGTTCTAATTTCATTCCAATTAGTATAGTGAAGACTACCTAATGCCATTCCGCAGTCATACTTGTTCTTATGTTCTTTGCTAAACTCTTCGTCAAAACATCCAACGAAATCGTAACTAGAGTACTTCGATGGATATCGATCGACTCCTATGATGTTTGGAAAGTAATCTTTCCATACACACTCACCGCATCCGAGGTCTATTATACTTCTTGGGTTGTTATCATATAGTAAATTTATATAATAAAAAATATCTTTTAATACTATTGATTTATGTATTCGAAACCTCGGTGTTGTTCTTCCTATACACGTATCACACACTATATCAAAGTCATTAACTACTTTGCTATACAAATCAGGAAAATTATTTAACTCTATCCCTGGCTTGTAAGGGTTTACTAAATCCATCAGATCTTCTTAACCCCTTTCTTACTACGTGCTTCTTCACGCGGTGTTTTTAACTTTGTCTTTTCTACTTGTCTTGCTTTAGCAATAGCTGATGCTAGTCCGCCAGTAGCTTTTTCTTCTTTAGATGCTTCTTCTGTAACAGTTTCTGTAGCAACAACAGGCTCATCATCTAAACCTTCGATTATCTCAGATTCTCGTTCTTTAACTACTGGCGGATTAATTGGTGTGTCGACTACTTGGTTGCTAATTTGCTTTCTATATTGGTTATTAACTTGTTCGTTACGTGCAACAACTTTACGATTTTTGCTGTTAACTAGGTCACCTTTAGCGTTAACGCCCATGTTTCCTACAGCACGAACATCTTCGTTTTTTAATAATAAAGCACCCATATCTACTTTTTTACCTTGCGCTGTTCTATATATTCTCGCCATAATTTATCCTTTAATCATAATGTATGTATATTTAACGTAAAAACTCAATTATGTCTAATTTATAGAACATACTGTCTACTTTATGTACTTCTAACTTATACAAAACATAACTCGACACACTAGAACCACGTCCTACGCCCCATACTATGTTATTGTTTTTCATTGTATCTACAAGATACTTTAAGTACCTTAATAAGTTAAATAGGTCACGTTCTTGATACATTATTAGCTCGTCGCCACAACGCTGTAGTTCTTCTTGTGTACTACATAGTGATAATATATGCTCAGCAATATCTAAATCTTTGTAATCATCGGGCATGTACCAATTACGTTGGTTATTTGTATCAAACTCCTCTATAGAAGTACTAGGTTCTTCGTACTGTATTAGGTTATTGATATCTGTATTGACATCTTGCACTAGAAAATTAGACTGAGATACATCTATACCTTGCATAATAAGATCTAGTATTCCGTCTTCGTTAAAGATTAACTGCCCGTACTTGTCTTGTTTCACGATATGTCAATTTTATCAGAATGATCACTTTCATCGTCTTTAGAGAACATGTTATTTAATTTGTTATTACGTGCTTGAGAATAGCTCTCTAAAGCCATATTAAGTTGCCCAATTAGTGCTGGGTTATTCATTTGATAAGCAAAGTTTATCTTCTTAATTAGGTCAGATATGCTAGTCTGTAATTCTTCTAAAGTTAGCTCAGATAATTCGCCAGTGTTTAGGAAAGGGTGTTCCATATAGTACCATTACTAGGTTAAAGTTATAGTATATATTAAATTTAAGGACTAAGTCAACTAAAATGGCGTAGAAGTTGCTACACGTTGCCAAATATCAGTAGTACTATCATAATCAGCAGTACACGCATAGATATAGTTCGAATCGAACCCTGACATACCTGCTAAGTCTCCAGGCTCACCTTTAGATGATGGTGGAGTTCTTAATGATGGTATGAATAATGGGCTAGAAACCTCAGAAATACTAATACTAACACCACCATCTCGTGTGCTAAACTCATATACGTATGTTCCTATAGCATTTACAGTGATGATTTGCCCTTCTTGTCCTAATACAGCACCGAGCGATACTTCGTTAGGCAATGTAACAGTATTAGCTGTATTAGTAACTGCAACTTCAAGTCGTAATTTGCCATACTGTCCAGATGGTGGCCAATCAGATACAGTGCCGTTGCTAAATGCTAAGGTAACCGAACCCGTTGGAGTTATACTATGATATGACCCTGCGTTAATACTCATGTTAACCGGATTTTGTCCGCCTGGATGAATAACTACAGTTTCTCTAGTATCGACTAAGTTTGCACCTTGCAAAACAGCACCATTCATACTATTATTAATAGTACCACCTGTTAATGCAGATTTAAATATACCTTTGTTTTGTATATCTTCAATTTCTGATTTGGTTGCTACAAAGTTTACATTAGTATTAGAAAAATTATCTCTAAACCCTTGACTATCATTGTCCTGTCCTGCAACAGGGTATGCTGTGTCGATTGTTGTTGTATTAATGTTACTTGCCATTGATCGTCCTTTAAATTATATCTGTAACTACTCTCTTCTTATTTATTATATTTACACTAGGGAACAATAAGTATTTGTCGAACTTATCTGTAACTGTAAATGTTGTGTTTTTATTAATTAATCCGCCGTCAGTAGTAATTTCTATACTATCTACAGTTTCATTAATCATATCAACAGTTTTGCTTCTTACTCCTATAAAACTACATGATCCACCGTCGAATAATGTTTCTACCGTGTCTATATTCACTAAATCAACAGTGAGTAATCTTTGAGGTTGTGATATAGTGTCTGTTGTAATAGTATTCGAGTCGACTGTAGTGATAGTTTTATTATCAACTGTGAGTAAGATTGTGACTAGCCCATCAGTTGATACTTCTTCACCATCAGCAGTAATTATACTAGCATCCACTGAAGTTACACTAGTATAGGTATGTGTTGTATCTACTGTTATGTTGGTTTTATCAGCTGAAATTCCGTGGTCTAGCACGTCTAATGATGTAGCTTCTGCAGTTAACCATCTTTGATCAACTGAATCCCAGTTCTGCGTAAATTGTGAACCTAATATGTACCTGTCGACACTAAAGTTTACTCTGTGCAATCTTTTTCGATGCTTGCTTGTACTTATGGCTTCCCATTTTTGATTTATTGTATATGCAACTAAGCTAGATTGTCCTGGTAGTGTGTAAGCTATAATCCAAGCTGGTGTAAATCCTAGTATATTGCCATTAGCTTGTTTCGATACCATCCATCTAGGCAAGTCAGTTGATAGTTGCCCTACTTTATCAATAACACGATCTCTCATATTATCTAAACTATTAGGATACACTGTACCGATTGTTGAATTAACTCTCTGCCCGACACTATTATTACTATTGTTAATCAAGTTATCAATTATTACACTATATACTACTTCATAACGAGTAGTGCCATCGCTGTTTAATGCAACAGCAGTTTTTATCTCTCCTAAAGTGAGATCTTTATTGTAATGATTATATGTTAATGATTCAGCATAGCTCGATAAAGTCTCAGGATTTAAACCATATGCGTGGGTGTAGGACACACCTGTAGCAAGACCAAAGTATGGATCGTCTCGTCGATATAATAACTCTCTTTCGATGATTGTTGTATCAAGTAGCAGTGTATCTATGAATGCTCTATCAGCTAACGGCGACAATGCTTTTAATCGTATTTCGTGTGCTGGACGATCGTGTTTTTTAACAAGAGTAATTGAAAACGTTTTAAACGTTGATACTGTGCCATTTGTACTAAATGCTTCTACTTTAAATATAAATGTTCTATCAAATGTAGTAGTGTTATTATCAAATGTAATAGCTGTAGACCCTTGTATATCTGTTGTTACAATACTTGTATCAACTAATACATTATTATTATCATCTGCTGTTGTTTTAAAATCTGTAAGATTAAAAGTCTGGTAAAGTACTCTACCTACTATGTTGCCACTTGGGAGCAATGCTAATCCTTGTGGTAGTTTATTAAAAATACTAGGCACTACTTTGTACTGTAATTCTACACCAGTTGATGCTGTTGCTCGAACAAATAATTCACTAATACTACCGTTATTAATTTTGCCTAAATCTTTATCTGATGACCATGCAACTCCAGCATTAATATCACCGATAATTGTCATAGTAAATGGGAACGAACTAAAAACTACAGGGTTGTCTTTTTTGTATACTAGTATAGTAAAATTAAAAGTCTGCTCGGTTAACCCAACGTTAGCAAGTATGCCGTGTATAAATCCAGTTTCGGTGTCTAGTACGAGCCCCGTCGGTAACGCTGATGCAAAGTCTGCTGTGATTATTGAATCTGCCGAAAACAAACTAGTATCTGAAGTTAGAACACCGTAGTTAAGTACCTCACTGCTGAAATCAATTCCCTTAAATTGATAAGAGAAATAGTTATCATGCGAGAATTCCCCTAAATTAGATGTATACGTCTCAAGGAAAGGAGCTCTACTTATTATGTCGGATGTGAACAGATCAGTATCTACTGTGAATGCTGTAGCATCAGCAGTTATAATACCTACAAATATAGAATAAGTTCTTAAGTTAGAATCAGTACCATCAGTAATCCTAAGCGTAAATTGGTAGGTTTGACTTATTGTTCCTATACTAAATTGTAGTGGAAAACTATCGTACTCTTCGTTTTCCCATCCGGATATCAATGAACCTGAATTAATTGCAGGTGCTATGTGTCCACTAATTGTTCCAGTTGATGATATTGTTAACCCTGGCGGTAAGCTACCACTAGCAAGGTCAATTGTTACTGTATCATCTGGATCTAAATCAGAGAAAAATATCTGTATGTTTACTGCTTCACCGTCAAAAAATGAACCTAACAGTCCTGCTGGTGTTACAAATTCTGGAACATCTTGACCAGTTACAGTTAATGAGAAAGTTCTATCATGTATTCTATCAGGAACAATTTTACCATTAACAATAGCTTCGGTAAATGACCTAACAGCAAACTTTGACGTTACATTTTCAGAAACAAGTGCAGGTATACCTTGTACTGTTGCAGTAGGAGTACCTTCAATTATACCATTTTCGTCAATCTGTATGCCTTGTGGTAAATCTCCTGAAAGTTTAACAAACCTAACTTTTGATGAATCATTGGGGAAGTCGGGGTCAAACGCCCTAAGAGCAACTCGGTAGAACCTACTTTCTGGTATTGTACCGAGACTGCCGGACTCAGTGACCCATGCTGGCTGTGCCATTGACTCCCCTCGTTAATTACTAAGCGTATGTGTTAAAGTTAATAGATGAATTCATATTTCCAACTAAGTACCAACTTGTACCATTTTCACATATCCATGTTGTCATATCACCAGATGCTGTTGTAATATTAGTAGAACCACCTTTTAAGTTAGTTCCAGTAACATCATACACAGTTGCGGCTTTTGAAATTATATTAATAATCTGGCCTGCAACACCACCTGTGAAATCTGTAATTGTTCCGCCTGTGGTAAAACTAGTAAACAAGTTACCAGTAGATACTGCTACTGCACCATTAGCAGTAAATGCGACTGCTGTATTACTCGGACCACTGAATGCCGCGGCACTAGCTACCTTTAACACACCAGTGATTGTAACTGTGCTATTTGCTGTTACTGCATTATCTAAAATAATGGCACCTGTGCCATTTGGATCAATAGTTAAACTACCGTTAGTGTTATCAGTTGAAATAGTATTAGCACTAAAACTAATGTTACTTAAACTTGTGCCACCTAATTCTGTGTAAACCTCTGTAAAGTTGTCATTAACTTTATCAAACGCTGTTCTAAGTTGATCGCCGGTACCATCATTCGGTGCGGCACCAATTCCAATTACTTGTTGAGACATATTATTTCCTTATATAATGGGTTGTTAGTTATAAAATAAGACGTACTTATTTTAATGGATTATCAGATGTATTTATGCTAATCATAATGTAGGTGCTTAATTGCGCCTTGTTACCCGGCCTTGCGTCATGTCGTACGGACTCATATCTATTTCAATCGCATCGCCGAGTATTACTCTGATTTTGTTTTTTCGCATTCTCCCCGATAGATAACATGCAATTATTTTGTCTGTGTTATCGAGTTTTGCTCTATATTTGTTGCCAGGTAAGACATCAATCACCTTACCTGTAACTGTTATACTGCTTTCTTTAGCCACTTAAGCGCCGATAGAGGCTTTTTCTACCATAATTTCTTTACGTCGTTCTTTGCCCGCTCTAGAGATATTTTGAATTGCTTTTCGAGCTCTTGCCGCGCTAGCTTTAATACCTTTCTCTGTTAGTTTAGCGTGCTCAGATAAGTAAATTTCGAACTGTTCTACAATAATGTCATGATTTGTCATTCTTTATTCCTTTAAAAATGTTATTAAATTCAATACTTAAACCGTTGTTTAAGTGTCTTTATTTAGTACATTAACAGAATATAATGCTCTTTTTATTATTTCTTAACTATAGCTTGAACATCTTGTTTCATTGATACTTTTGCGGTAGCTTTTTGTTGTGCTCTTGACTTCTCAGCTTTCTTAAGGAATACTGCTTCTTCTTCTGCTTCATTAAGGTCTGTGTTTTTTAGTAACCATTTTAATGAGTTAAGCTTAGTCATAGGTTCTGGCAATTGGTGCAGGTTAATGTCTGCTTTACCAGAACTATCTAACACCTTAAACCTAGATATCATATCGTTGCCCCAACGTACTTTTACGATATTATTATCTGGGTCTCTAGTGGTTCCTACTACTGTAAATGTTTTGTTTTCTAAAATCATACCTATCCTTTTTTTTATTTAAAGTTATGTTTTTTATTATTTAGACCTCTTTATAATGCATATTGTACTATACATTCGCCTTCTTGTGTTTGATTATTTTGTTTTTATATGCTTATAAAGTATCGAACAATAACACCAGTTATCCAATATACAAACATCAATAATAGTACTACATCCAACCATAGAAAGTACTTTCTATAAGCTGGATTAGATGTCGCCATTGCGAAAAAAATCTTCAACCTTACCCTTAACGGTAACTTCTTGAACATCATTTCTGCATATTCATCCAATTTTTCTTTTTCTTCTTTACTCAAGCTATTCATCTTTTCCTTTAGTTGGGTATAATCATCCAATTTTTCTTTTTCTTCTTTACTCAAGCTATTCATTTTTTTCTTTAGTTCTTCAGGAGTCATATCACAAAGGCATTTGCAAATATAAACGTACCTATTATGAACATAATACCAATAATTAATACAATGCCACCTAGCACTGCATCTGATTTTCCTTTGCCAGTGGTTGATAAATGCCAACCACTAAATATATAATATGCTCCTAGCACAATTACTAGTAGTAATACACCATATAATATCCAGTCCATTTTTTCTCCTTATGATTAGTTTGTTTTTAGCAATTGTTGCACATTCCTCTGGCTATTTCTGATTCTAGCCATAACTCGTCACCACAAGCTTCACAGAAATCGTTCTCTAGTCTGTAATCTACTTCCTCAATAGCATCCATAATAACTTCTGAAAACTCTAATAACTTTTCAAGCTTTTTATCTGCCAATATAGCAAAGGTTAAATCTTTAAATGGTAAAGTAGATAAAGCATCTGTAACAGCTAGCACCTTTTGGATACGTTCTTTTTTATATTCTTCTACTCTAATCTTGTGCATGTCGAGTATCTGTACATTTTTAATTGATTCCTCAACTTCAACCTCTGTAACGCTATAGCCTGCATTAATCTCTTTTTGCAGTTGTTCTTCAACTTTTAAATCTTTAAGTGAATGACTCATCCTTCACTAACCATAATAGGAACTACTTCATCGATCTTAGACTCATTAATCAAATAGCTAACTTCTATAGATATTTGCTCAAATTTATTACGCTCAACTGCGTCTATAGAATTTTGCATACCTTCATTTGCTATGCTTTTGATAGCTCTTAATTTTACAACACAGTCATTCATACAATGTATCATTTTTATTTCTCCCGTTACATTATTGCTTCAAATATCATTTTCTCATCAATGGACTTCATGTATCTTTCTAAAAATTTGTAGTCAATTTCTTTCTCGTGTGTAGACTTTGATAATTCTGCTTCTTCACTAGTAATAAGACCATACTTGCTAAGTGCTTCAACGATATCATTTGGCGGAACTTTGTTGTTACTTTCCCAGCGAACAATACCATCTTTAAGGTTGCAGTCTAACCAATGCTCACTTGTTTTTTCTTCTGTGATGTAATACATGTCTTCTCCTTTTATTGCTACCAAACTATGTTTTTAAGTGCTTCATCAACTTTAGCGTTATGTTCTGCTTCTTTCTCAGCAAGCTCAGCTAATACATCTTCGTTTAAATCTTTGTATAACGAACAGTAAACGTATGCATCTTCACCATTACTAACAAGTGTAATTCTCTTATCGTCTATTAGGATCATTAACGCGTTCACAACATCTTGTTCTGTTTCGCTAGTAACAATAGCAATAAACTCTACAATTAATCTAGTTTCTTTAACGTTTACGTCTAATGCTTTAAAAATTTCTTGTTCAATTGTTTTCATGTTATCCCTTCTTCTTATTGTTAATATACTACGTATTATAGACTCGAAAGGTTAAAATGTCAACCAAAATAGGCAAAAAGGTTAAAAAGTACTTAATTAAAATGTCATGCTGTGACTCCTTCGATAAACCCTGCTTCTACCGCCGCATCAATTGTAGCTATTTTTCCTTTTGTTAGCTTTGCACTTGGGTTAAGAATGTGGCTTGTGATACAATTTAATTGTCCTTTAATAGCAGATCCTGATCTGTTATTGTCCATTTCTGTCGCAACGTCTTTCATTGCTTTCCAAATTTCACCTGGTACTGCGCCGAGAGAAAGTACGTTGCAATTATAAACTTCACATAGTTCATCGTACGTACCTAATTTCTCTTTAATCCGTCCAAAGATATCTACACGTTCTTCGTGTGTGTAATGAACGTATCTTCTTTTTGGTGCAGTAGCAGTAGCACTTGCTCTCGGCACATTGAATCTAGGCGCTCTAGGAATTATTGTAACCATAGGCTTAATAGGCGCAGATGGGATAGTAATAGTTTCAACTGGTTCGACCGATTGTACAGAAGTACTAGTATCTAAATATGTTTGCACTTCTGCTACAGTTAGTGTTCCTTGTTTTAATCCGTTGTTTAATGTTTCTATATACGTTGCTTGGTTAATCAAGCCTACGCTAAGAGCAATTTGTTTATAGTGCATTAAACGTTTAATACTACTTGTATGTTTTTTGTTGATTGTTAGATTATTAGTAGAACATACATTATTGATATGTGCTTTAACTCCTAACGCGGTTCTACCAGTATGTTCTGACATTTCGTCTAATGTTCTTACAAATGCTGGCTTTGACTGTTCGCCGTACTCCCATGTTTCTACCGGCCCATAACACTTTACTGCTGTAGAATATACATATTTAGTATCCCGATCGGTCCAAATACCTTTTGATAGTCTTGCTTTTGCTGGACTATTTTTAATAGTTGAGGAAAGCAACTCCTCGACTAATTTATTTTTCTTTTCATCTGATAAATTAGTCGACATAATTGTATTAATTGATTCTTGCATGTTTTCAATATCCATTTTTTCTCCTAGGTTAAGTTGTTGGTAAGTATTTCTTTGTTTCTTTCTATCTTATGCGTATTATAGAACCAAAAGAACAAGGTGTCAACCAAAATAGGCAAAAAGACTAGATCTTCTTACAATAGAGACATATAATCAAGTAATACCAGCGTTAGCGGATAGATAATTGTAATAAGTGCTAAAGTTTCCATACTATTCTACTCTCTGTTACCTTTTACTAAAGTTTTATAGTTAATTATAGCACTTATCTTTTGTGAAATACCTCTTTTGGTATCTTTTTTTTAAGAACCGCTTAAGGTTAAGAGATGTGTTAATATAATATTATAATAAATATTTTTAATAGGGGAGAAAAAAATGGATAGTAAGATAATTCAGTTTAGGCCAAAATCAGATATTAAAAAGTGTTTTGGTGGTAAAAACAATAAGAATCCGAAGAGTATGTGTCCTAGTGATTGGGAAACACCGTATAGTCCTACATGGGACGAGCTAAGACAAACTCTCGAGTCATTAGATGCTTGTTATAGTGATACAGTCAGCCAGCTGGCGACCTCCGGCGTCCAATCAGAATTCACACTTCGTGAAAGAATGCGAGAATTGCAACAGATGCGCGGATTATTGTTAGATTATTACAAAGAAGAATAAATGAATTACTACAAAGTAGACTGAGACTCGCGTTCAAAAAACCACTTGTTAATACCGTATATGTTAATACCAGTATACACTGCATTTAATGCTAACAATCCCCACGCTTCTACTATATAAGACCACGTACCTAAGAACACATTCGATATTAGGAACACAACAAACCCCCATTTGCTATAATTGTCATTCCTTGCTACTGCTATAGCACCAAAGATAGCAAGTAAAGAACCACTATATTCCAGCAACTCGTTCAATCATACTCCCTTATTAATTCAACAACCATCTGTTTTGCTCCTTCTGCTATTATACTAACTTCACTGTCTGGGCTAGATATTATTACATCTAGTATTTGTTCAACGCCTTCTAATTTAATTTTACGTTCTGCATCGGTATGTTTATATATTTCCACTTACTTCTCTACTTTAGTACAAAGTGACTCTAACCATTCTGCAATTACTACTTCTTTACCGATAGCCGTTCTTGCCATAGCAATCATAGTATTGTTTTTACGTATACCTATTACAAATTCTCTTAGTTGTTGTTCAATGTACTCTGCTTTCTTCCCGGCTAAGCTAGGAGCCATTGCTGTTCCTACAGCATTTACTCCGTGACACCCAACACAGCCTAATGAGTTATATGCTACTTCACCTTCACTTTGTGCAAACGTTAATGAGCTAGTAGCAAGGACTAGTGTTAATAAATATTTTTTCATAGTTTCTTCTCCTTAAAGTAGTTAATGACTAATTCTGTAATTCTTTTATGTCCTAGTTCGTTCGGATGACCTATCTTCCCTTCAAAATACTTACCTCTAAACTTAGTATGAGGACCATCGTCTAGTATTCTTTCGTCGTAATTCCAGTCAAATCGATTATCGCCGTTTAATATCTCAGTTAAGCTATTATCTTCGCTAGTTAAAAAGTAATTAAGGTCAATTAAATCTTTATACTGTATTTCTAGTAATCCGTAATTATGCATTAATACAAATCGACACCCTGTACTCTTAAGTGCAGATATAATACTAAACATAAACAAATTATGATGGTACTTAAACCATTCTATCGTTTTACCATTAATCATTAAAGATTTCCACTCTGGATCGTTTTTATATAACGAGAAGAACTTGCCGTCTTTCTCTGAATACCACCTAACATCAGGCGGTACTACTACTGTAACTATATCACCTTTGTATATATCTACAGATCTATCTAGCACAACTTTAGTTATGTGACCTAGACTAGAGCCTTCTATTCCGTAGTTACAATACTCACAACTGTAGTATTCCGATAACCAATGTACAAACGGTTTTTCGTTTTTGTTTAACTCAGCTCCCGCCGCCCAGCTATCACCGAAACTAACGATTTTCATACTTTGACTTCTTTTTAATAAAACTTACTTATAGCATAACTAAGATTAATGGACTTAATACAACTAAAGCAGAAAGAGCTAAAGGAAATTAAACGCAAGCTACACGAAGCTCAGAATAATATATGTCCGTTGCTTAATATAGAACGTCCGTTGAATGACATGGTTGTAGACCATAAACATAAACTTAAAGCAAATCCAGCTGGACCTAATGGCGACGGATTAGTACGTGGTGCTATAGATCGTTTTGCTAATGCGTTAGAAGGTAAGATAACAAACAACTGGAAACGTATGGGGTTAGGCAAGTATACTGACTTACCTACATACCTACGCAATCTTGCTGACTACTTAGAGAACCCACCGTGTGAGCCTAAATACATACACCCATCAGAAAAACCAAAAGTTAAAAAACTAGGAAAGCGTGTTTTTAACAAGATTGCTAAACTATACAAAGTAGAGTACCCAAGGCGTAAAGAGTTGCAGTATCCAAAGAGTCGTAAGCCTACTAAGCAGATTAAACTGTTGGCAGAGCATTACAACTTAGAGCTTTAAAGGCGCAAGTATTATTTTTTCTCTGTTTTGCGATGTTCTAGGTGTGCCTCCCTATCTTTCCACAGAATTTCTTTACCACCTTTAACTTTAGGATCGATATTTGCTAAGTAGCTGTCCATATAGTGATCGGGCAGTTCTTTAAACATCTCCCACATTGAGAAACCTTCCTTGGCCGCATTTAGCCAAAACGAATTGACTCCCATACTACGTGCTTGTTCTTGCTCTAAAAAGCAATAGTATTCATCGTCGCATAATTTAATCATCTCGCCGAAGTGTAAGTAACGCTTGAACATATATAGTAAATCAACTGGTGGTACCAGTGGAACAATATCAGTTTCGTTAACAACACGTGTTAACGGCAAGTGTCCCCACTTAGCCATACCATCACGATCAAAGACTTTTGGCTGTCCGAATGTTACAATCTTTCCTAGTTTCATTTTTGCTTGTGCTGTGTATGCACCAACAATAAGTGCTTCTGCGCCACCTAATGAATGCCCAGTAACATTGACTATATATTCTTTATTTGCCATCCTAGGTGCTACGTCATCAAATATCATTTCAGCAACTTTATGGAACCCTTTATGCAATTTACATTCAAGTCTAGTTGATCTATCTTTAATAAATCTTAAGTCTTGCATCGCATTTCTAAAATTACTTGTTCCGCGTATAACAACTGTATACGACTTTGATGTGGGGTCTGTAATGATCATGTAGCGTATTTTGTTTATCGTGTTGATGTAAGCATTAGGATACTTTTTAGTAATGGTTTTATCGTCTTTTTCGTATATTAGTTTTGCTAATACAGCGTAATGCTTAATTTCTCGCCAGTTAACATCATGCGAATTATCAAACTGTTGTTTGTAATGTTGCCCTAGATTGTACTTATGTTGTATTCGCTTTACTACTTTTTTGCCTACCCAAGCGTATACATAAGTTAATACATACTGCTTTGCTAACCATGTCCACATATCTAACTCCTAAAAATAACATACGCATATATTTATTTTTAAAGTTCGTTTTTAAAATTTTGGTTTATTTTAGTGGTAAAAAAGCCTACGTTAGCAGGCTTTCTATTTTAAAGTATGATTTTTATGTTATAGATAGTATCATTTGTCGTTTATCTTTATCTGACTGTGTTGCTATTATCTTCTCTTCGTCAATTAGTTCTATCACTGCTCGTTTAACTGTTGATAACGACAATGTTGAAAAGTATGGATCTTTAGTAATTGATGCAATAGTTACATCATTAGTAACAGTAATATAAGAGTGTAATTCTTTAGCATTTCTCGACAAGTGATATAGACCTGCACTTCTTTCGTACCTCGCTATTGATCTTCTAAACCCAAACACCCACTTCCTATCTAATACTTGCATCTTCTACTCCTTTGTTGAAAAATACATACTATACTGCACTATTATTTAAAAGTCAAGAAAAAGCCTAACAAATGTTAGGCTTTTGTGTTATTAGTTACTTGTTAACGCATTGCATCATATTCTTCTGGCGACTTCTTGCCTATCTTGTAGTTCTGCGTGTGCGGTATTAGATCCTCTTTACGTACCGTGTTCCTCGGATTAGTATCTCTAGAACCCTTGGTAGTAAATGGTGGTCTTTTAGTTATGTTAGCCATTACATCATTCCTGGCATACCCATACCGCCTGGTGGCATACCGCCCATATCAGAAGCACTGTCTTGTGGAACTTCTGATATCATAGCTTCAGTTGTAATCATAAGACCTGCTACAGATGCCGCATACTGCAATGCAGAACGTGTTACTTTTGCTGGATCTAATATTCCCATTTCAAACATATCACCATATTCTGCAGTACCT